TGACTATTTTGAAAAACTTTGCGTCAATCAATAGCGGGATTGTCGTTAAGCCAGGTAACAAACTACGAACAATTTCTGCTAACAAAGCCATCCTTGCAGAGGCTACTGTTGCTGAAACGTTCCCGCATGAGTTTGGCATTTATGACCTGAATAAGTCACTTGGTCTTTTGTCGATGAATAAGAACGACAATGAGGTTGAGATTCTTCAAGACTTTCTCGTATTCAAGAGTTTGAATGGTAAGGGTACGATTCGTCAGCGTTTCACGGCGACTAATCTTATTCTCTGCCCTCCAAACAAGAGCATTAACATCGCTTCCTATGAAGTGAAGTTTACACTTCCTGCCGAAACTCTAAACTGGATTTTCAGCGTTGCTTCAATCTTGAAGTGCCCTAACGTTGTTGTAAGTAATGAAGACGGTAAGGTTGCGATTGCTGCAATGGACGTTAAGGGTGAAATCGTGGACGACGCAAAGGTTGTTCTTGATAGTGACACTGACACAAAGTTCCAAGCAACTCTTAAGATTGAAAATCTTAAAGTCGTTCCTGATGAATATGTTGTTGAGATTTCTTCAGTCGGCGTTTCCAAGTTCCATAATGAGTCGAAGAATTTGACTTATTGGATTGCGATTGAAGCCGCTAACTCTACCTTTGGAGAAGAATAATGGCACTTGATAAAGCAAAGGTCTTGGGATGCCTTCAAGAAATCTCAAACTCACTTACTCGCATCGAGGCTGAGCGTGATCTGATTAAAGAGATTCTTCAGAAGATGCAAGACGAGTGTGAAATTCCTAAAAAGTTGAGTCGTAAACTGGCGAAAGTTTACCACAAGCGTAGTTTCGAAGAAGAAGTTGCCGAGCAGAACGACTTCGTTGAAATTTACGAAAACGTGGCTAAATAAGAATATTGGGGTGCAATACTCTAGGTTGACGGCACTATCCGCCAGACTGCTCGCCGTGGGAGTTCACCTTCCCCACCCCATCTTCTCTTTGAAGATTATATTATGCACAAAGATGATTTAAAGGTATTAGTTGTCGTTCTAATATTCACCCTATTCGCTCTGGTCAATACACTCTTTCTCTGGGTTCCTGCATCAGCACCACCTGTTATGCTAATGTTGTTCGTTGCAGCATATTCGTTATGGGAGCACAAACGTAATGTCTAAGAAAATAATCGAACTGGTAATTCTCCTTTCAATTTTGTTTGTTTCTGTATTCGCCGTAGTTAATAACTTCACTGATTGGGTTCGTGATGAATACACTATCAGTTTGATGGTTATAACGCTATGGATTCATATGATGTGGAGCGGTAGAAATGGCAACAAGGCGTAATTTCTTCAAGTATCTTGGTCTTGCTGGTGGTGTTGCTGGCGGTGGTATTGTAGCCGCTGCCGCTGTTCTTCCTGATGCTGAGAAGCGTGAAGTAATAGAAGAAATCAAAGCCGCTGGTTACAATGGCAAGTTAAACATTGGCACTGAGTATGGTGAACTTGCACCACCAAATGGCACAATCAGTTGCGGTCCACGTTTTGTTCCAGGAACACAAAAGCATGTAACCGCAAGTATGACAGTCGGTCCTGATGGTGAAATGTACTTGCTTACGAACGGAAAATGGCGTAGAATAGTGACTGAGTGATTTATTATATTATGAAGGGGTTATATTATGTTGCAAAATGTGGAATTGTTGTGGGTTGAAAAATATCGCCCGAAAACAATTGAAGACTGTATCCTTCCTGAAAACTTTAAGAAAACCTTTCAAGAGTATGTAACACGCAAAGAAATTCCAAACATGATCCTTTCGGGTTCAGCAGGTGTCGGTAAGACAACTGTTGCTCGAGCGATGTGCGAGGAGATTGAGTGTGATTACATTATCATTAACGGTTCAGACGAATCAGGTATTGATACTCTCCGTGTAAAGATTAAAGGGTTTGCTTCCTCTGTCTCTTTGACGGGAACAGGAAGAAAGGTAATTATTATCGATGAGGCAGACTATCTAACTGCCAATGCTCAAGCCGCTTTTCGTGGCGTTATTGAAGAGTTTTCTAAAAACTGTTCGTTTATCTTCACTTGTAACTTTAAAAATCGAATCATTCAACCGCTACACTCTCGATGTGCGGTAATTGACTTCAAGTTACAGAATGGTCAGAAAGCGAAGATGGCTTCTGCTTTTCTCAAACGTGTTGAGCAAATTCTTAAAGAAGAAAAAGTTTCGTATGATCTGAAGGTTGTCGCCGAACTCATTACAAAGTTTTTTCCCGATTATCGAAGAATTTTAAATGAACTTCAACGATACAGCGTTGGTGGTACGATTGACGTCGGTATCCTTTCTAACGTTGGTGACTTTAAAATCACCGAACTCGTCGCCTTTCTGAAAGAAAAAGACTTCCGAAGCGTTCGTAAGTGGGTCGCTCAGAATACCGATAACGATACTCATCGGATTATGCGCGAGATTTACGATAAACTGTACGACGTTTTGAATCCAGCCACCATTCCGATGGCAGTTATCCTTCTTGGTAAGTATCAGTATCAAGCTGCCTTTGCCGCCGACCAAGAAATCAACCTTATGGCGTTCTTGACCGAATTAATGGTCGATTGCGAGTTTAAGTGATATGGCTGACCTATTCAAGGATATTGTACCGAGTATTCTTCAAACCAAACAACCGATATTGGAGGACGAAAAAGACTACAATTCTTTTATGGTAAATCGAGCACTTTCGTATCATATGGACTGCATAATGTATGCTAACCAAATGAACGTTAATTTCGGTCTAGATAGAAAACCTCAGTATGACTATTTAATAAATATAGTCAGGGCGAAGAAAAGAAACTTTGCCAAATGGGAAAAGCCCATACAAGAGGATAATTTGCAATCAATAAAGTTATTTTTCGGTTATTCTGATGCCAAGGCTGCAGAGGCTTTGAAAGTACTGACTGATGAGCAAATTGATATTATAAAAGAAAAAACGAAAATAGGTGACTGAAATGAGTGTTGATAATTTAGTGGAAGTGACGCTACAGAATGCTGATGACTTCCTCAAAATCCGCGAGACACTAACGCGCATCGGTGTAGCAGCCAAAAAAGAAAATATTTTGTATCAATCTTGTCATATTTTGCATAAGCAAGGTCGTTACTATATTGTACATTTTAAAGAATTGTTTTTGTTAGATGGTAAAGCATCAAGCATTTCTGATAATGATCTTGCACGTCGTAATTCTGTTGCAAATCTTTTAGAAGAATGGGGATTGCTTAAAATCGTTAATCCAGAAAAGATTAAAGAACCACGTGCTCCATTATCACAAATTAAGATTATTGCTTTCAAAGATAAAAACGACTGGCAACTAGTTGCTAAATACAACATAGGTCGTAAGTTGGAGCCAAGACAGCAATGACAAATAAAATCAACGAAGAAGTTTCTCTATCAGAAGCAGTTAAATATCACTTGGATGAAAAGATATCCTTCACAGAAAATATTTTTCGTCCAGGATCTGATAAGTTCTTCGAGTTGATTCGTGAAGCAAAGAAACTATATTCTCGCGGCATGTATGTGCCTGCCGATGAATGGGAAATTGATTTGCTTGAAAGTGATATTGGCGAGTTTGCAGAGTTTAATGGCAAACAAGTTCCATTAGACTTTCCAGTTGAAGAAGAACTAGAAGAAGCATGCTGGTCTGGATACGTTCAAAAGGGAATGAAGAAAAAAGGCGAAAAGGTTGTACCTAACTGCGTTCCTGTAAATGAAGAAGATAAAACTGACGGTAAGGGTATTGGCAAACCATTTCGCCAAGGTAGTGGTGGTGCAGTGTATGTTCGCACTAGCGATGGTGGCGTAAAGAAAGTTAATTTCAGTCAATCAGGTATGGCAAAGAAGTATAACGATCCTGCACGTGTTCGTTCTTTTGTTGCCCGTCACCACTGCTTGACGAATAAAGACAAGACCAGTGCTTCTTACTGGGCATGCCGTTGGCCAAGATACTTTTCAAATTCAGGTAAGACTTGGTGGTAAATCCCTACGTTGAAGAACGTATTAACGCTAACAGTTTCTATCGTATTTTTGACAAAAATGTCGTTAGCGAAGAATTGGTTTGGCATCGCGATCATTCAACGCGAGTCATAACTATAATTGAAGGTGAAGGTTGGTTATTACAATTAGACAATCGTTTACCTATGGAAATAAAAGTTGGAGAAGTTTACACTATCCCAGCAAACACTTATCATCGCGTGAAACGTGGTTTGAGCGATCTAAAGATAATGATACAGGAGGAATAAATTATGCTTTCGGTGAATGTGTATAGACTTCATGATGATATTGAACTCCCAACATACGGCACTACTCTCGCAAACTGTTTCGATTTATCATTCCAGCCAACTGCAAATGTTGTGACTGGATATGATACATTTAACACACCTGTTGAGCGTGATGTGAATGGATTTGGCGAAACTTCAATTTATCCAGGAGATCGTTTGTTGATTCCTACTGGATTAGTTTTCAAAATGGAACAATTGATTACAATTGAAACATTCGCTGACATTTCACGCGGCATATTGCCCCTTCGAAATTTTAGTATTCGCCTTCATCCTCGTTCTGGGCTTTCACTCAAGAAAGGTTTGATCTTAGCGAATAGTGAAGGTATAGTAGATGTAGACTATCAAGAAGAAGTGTTTGTACTTTTGACCAACGTTTCAAAAATGCATCAAACGATTCGTCGCGGTGATCGTATTGCTCAGGGTGAAGTTGTGGCAAACGAACCATTTGGTTTTACTGTCGTTACAACGAAACCAGAAAAACATTCTGAAAGAAGCGGCGGTTTTGGTAGTACTGGCGTGAATTGATATAAATAGTATTGGATGCCCATATGGGGTCTATAACTATAAACTTGCTTATTAAAGGAGTTACAAATGACAAATATAACTACACTTACATCTATGGATCATCTTGATCGTTTACTTCCAGCGGCACTTGGTTTTGAACATGTGTTTTCTACGCTGGATAACGCAACCAGAATCTTAACTGCAACAGGAACAACATCGTTCCCACCTGTGAACGTCATTAAAACTGACGAATATAATTTCACAGTTGAACTTGCAGTTGCTGGTTATAAACAAGATGAAATCGAAATCACTTCTGAGAGAAACTCTCTAAAGATCAAAGGCAAAAAGGCAGATACAGACGAACGCAATTACCTTGTGAAGGGTATTGCTGGTCGCCAGTTCTCTCGTCAATTTGTTCTTGCTGATACGGTAGTGGTTCGCGACGCGACTCTTGCTGATGGCATTCTTTCTATTCAACTAGAAAATGTCATCCCTGAAGAACAGAAACCTCGTAAGATTGAAATTAAATAACCATTGAGATTATATTATGATTCGTGATGAATTAACGTGGGATGAATTGTTTATCTTACAGGCTACTCTGATCTCTCAGAAAAGCAAGGACCCGTCGACAAAGGTGGGGTGTATAATCGTCAATGATGATAACGTCATCTTGTCGACGGGTTTTAATGGATTCCCTCGTGGAATCGAAGAAGATTGGAGTGATCGTTGGAAAGCGCCAGAAAAGTATCACTGGGTTGAGCATGCTGAACGCAATGCAATCTTCAATGCTGCTCGTGTTGGTGTTTCGCTCAACAATTCTCGTGCATATCTAAATTGGGAACCAAAGCCATGCGCTGATTGCACACGCGCATTGATTCAAGCAGGCATCAAGGAAGTCATCGGACCAAACCGACCATTTGCTGGTAAGGGTGCGGGAAAGCATTACTCTATTGAGCATGCAGAAGTAATGCTGCGCGAGGCGGGAGTTAAAGTTAGAGTTTGGGACATGCCAATGGAGTTACTATGAAGGGTGAGTGGGCATTTTGGGATAGTTATTTCTCGAAAGAAACTTGCGATAAAATAATTCAACTCGCCATGAAGATACCATCAGAAGAACCTACGGTTGGTGGTATGGATGGCGACAAAACTAAAACATTTCGAAGATCAAGAGTGCGTTGGATTCGTGAAGAAAATCCCGATTTTACTTTTTTGTTCGATGACTATTGGAAATTGTTGGTGAGAGTGAATCGTGATTTTTTTAATTTCAATGTCACATATTTGCCACCAATTCAATTTACTGAATACTATGGGTCTGATAACGGTGAATATAAAAGCCATCAAGATGTTTTTTGGATTACTGACACACCAAGACATCGTAAGGTTTCCGTTGTGACTCAACTTTCTCCTAAATCAAATTATGATGGCGGCGAATTTGTTTTTGATAATTTAAATGAACAACCTCCACAAGAAGTAATACAAAAGCAAGGGTCTGTGATAGCATTTCCTTCTTTTGTGTATCATTCCTTGCGACCTGTGACTCGAGGAGTGCGCTTTAGTTTAGTTGGTTGGTTTGAAGGACCTAAATTTCAATGAAAGCATTATGGGCATGCGCGCAAGCATTCACTCCAGAAGAGTGTGAGTGGATCATACAAACTGTACAAAAAGAAACACCAACTTGGGCTTATACTGGTCGTTCACCCGATTTAAAAAAAGTTTTTGAGCACAGAAGAAGTAAAGTGTTTTGGATTAAATCGGACCATCCAACGTTGGGCTTCATACATGAAAGATATTGGAGAAATGTTAGTTACATTAATAACAATTATTTCAAGGCGCACATTACAGATTTACCGCCGTTGCAATTAACTCAATATTCTGAACAATATCAAGGCGAATATAAAATTCATATGGATTTGGATTGGATTGAAGGTAACTCGTTGAGTTCCGAACCAGGGCAGCAAAGAAAAATATCAGCGATTGTTCAACTGTCAGATCCTAACTCATATGAAGGTGGTGACTTTGAATTTGATCAAATACCAGAATATCCACCAAAAGATGTTGTTCGAAAACAGGGCGTCATGACTTGTTTCCCATCATTTGTTTTACATGGCGTCAAGCCAGTCACGAAAGGCAAACGATACAGCATTGTTGGCTGGTTCGAGGGTCCTCCCTGGCGTTGATGTAAGTTGTTGATTTCATTAGGGTTTTCATCCCTTGCCTTTTAATGCGAAATCAGCGATAATTGTTCTATGGTAAACGAAAAAGCCTTT